GATAAACATACAAGCTGTACCAAAAGTAATTAAGTCATGATACAATTCAAATATTTCTTGTTGGAAGTTAGATCTATTAAATGCTGCATACATTGTATCTGTTGCAGACTCTAACCATTCTTTTGCTTCATCTTCATTCTCCATGTCATCTTTAAATCTTAATGAGAACCAAGGAGTAGAAGGATTAGTTAACATACCATGTAGGGATGCCGCTAATAGTTCTACTGCTTGTAAGGGAGAGGAATCAAAAATTAGTTCTGTACGTTTATCACCTCTTGATCTAGTTTTAGTTACATCTGCTTTTCTTGGCATCATGTAATCTGCAACTTCTTGCCAATGGGTTTCCCAATTTTGTCTTTGACTTGATAAACGATCAAATCTTTTTAATAATGCTTTTGATAAATCTGTTTGTGCCATTATGCTCCTAATAAACTTCTTCTTCCTAATGTTGGTGATTCTTCTTCAAGACCTCTTGGTCCTGTCATGATTGTTGCAGATCTACCTTTACGTTTAGTTCTTCTTGAATCATAACCATCCATTGCTGTTGCTGTGCTTTGCGAAACTTCTGCAACTGTTGGAGCAGGAGTTGGTGGTGCAACGGGTTTAGATGGCTTAATAATATTTCTAACTACTCTTGCTGGTGATCCTCCCATAATTACTTTCCAAATGTTAAAGTTGATTTAGTTTCTTTTGTATCTTTAGCTTGTGCTTTAGACTTTTTAATTTCGTTCTCGTAAGTTATGTCTGTTTCGTTTTCTTTTTCTAAAACTATTGGTTGTTCTTTTTTCTTAAACATCTTTTTTACGAACTCAAACATTTAACCTCCAAGTAAAGTTTTTCTTTCTACTTCAGCTTCTTCTTGAATACCTAGTGGACCAGTTAGTATTGTAGACTTTCTACCTCTTCTTCTTCTTTCCATTGCAGCTTGTTCTTGCTGTATTCTCGCTTTTTCTTCTGCTGATAATTCTGCTGAAGGTGGAGGTGGTGCAGGTTGAACTGGCGGCAGCGGTGGCATTTTTGGTTTAAATATTGATCCCATAAAAAATCCTCAAATAATATTGTAATTATTATCTGCTACACTTTGTGGAGCAGTTTGTCTAGTATTTAGTTCTTGTAAGCCGACAGCTAAGTACCTCATACTATCACAAGCATGAGAACTCCAATCGTGATTAGGCTTAGACCTAAACATCCTATTTTTGTCAACATACTTTCTATGATAGTGTCTTAACGCATCTATCAATTTTTTGCAATGGTCTACATCAATGTAGCATCTTGGCAATGTCATAGTAGTTGCGTGAATACCATCTTCTAGTGGGATCTTAGGCACTACTCTGAACCGCACCCCTAATTGGTAGGCTACCTCTCTTCTGGTTTTGCCATTACTGAAATCTGTAACTTCAATATCATGCGGAGCATAATGATCTTTGTAGATATAATCTTTGCTATTTAAAACTTCGATATAATGCGGCAACCCTTGACCTCGTTCCTCATAGTAATCAATAATGTTTATTGCAGCTCCATTCTGCTGAAAGAAGATAATCGCTGTATGATCTGATACACCTAAATCCCAGGCAGTAGAGACAGGCAAAGCAGGATCGTAAGGTACTCTGGTTAGTTTTTTCTTATCTTCCATTTGGGATAATACATCACCATAAATTGCTCCTTCAATGTTGGCAATCCAATCACACTCAAATTCTTGTAGGTACTTCTTTTCACCCATAACTTCTTTTGCTTTATCTAATTCCTCTTGGTCGACAATCTTTGTTTCTGAGGCTTTTGCTTTATACTGAAACCAATCATCCGCACCTTGTGCGTGTTGAAATAATTCGTAAAAGTTGTTGTTCATTCCTGCTGGAGTACCAATAAATACGCAATACCCTTTTCTATCTGATAGTGCTGGTCTAATAATTTCTGGGAATAGTTTTTCGGATACATTGGCGTACTCATCGATGACACACCCATCTAGGTATATACCCCGTAAGCCGTCTGAGTTCTCAGAGCCTAGCAAAGTAATACGAGATCCATTTGGCAGATCCACTCTTAGCTCTGTTTCATTAAACTTAGTATATGGGATCTTTGCGGTAAACTGTTTTACATAATCCCATGCTATTGCTTTAGCCTGTTTAAAGGTTGGTGCAATGTAGGCGAATCTAGGATTCTTAGCTTTGGTCAACAATGCTGACCTAATTAGATGATTAATCATACATACTGTTTTGCCAAACCTTCTGTGGCACACCAGAACACTCCAGCGATATTCTGATATTTTTTTATGTAGAAGAGCTTGGTGTTTTCTGGGAGTGTAAGGTATTTTGATTTCCATTAGTGAACCATTTTGCTTTGCATCTGTTCATTAATAGGATTGTAATCAAATCCTAATCTATTCATAACATACATTGTAAACAATTCTGCTGTTTCGCTATCTTCCATATTAAAGAACTTTATGATTACATTGTTTGTTTTTTCTTCAATATAACAAACACAATCCATATCTTCTGATGAAAAATAACGCATATACTACATCTAGTTTATTTAGAATCGTTTTAAAGTAAAAAAATAAAATCTGTAAAAGTGTTGAATAAAATGGTGCAGGGTATTTGTGGGGGTATGCCTGTGTGTGTGTTGAGATTTTCCATGTATATATATATAATAAACTGACGGCACAATCTGGGGGGTACCCCATACCTTAAAACAGAAAAAATACTTTATCTTATAGCCTGTAATGTGTGTCGATAAGTTATCAGTTATCGGTTGTTATAATAAAAAACCTTTAATTAATTGATCTCATATTGTTTCCGTTGTTCTTGATGTGAGAGCAGAAAAAATTTTGTTGATGTAAGAATAGGAACTTTTTAACCCTCTTTAATTTTAACCTTAATCTATTTCAACCCTAACTTATTTTAATTTAGAATTATTATAAACTATATATGCGTCAATCTGTCATTAATTAATTACTTTACAATATAGCCTATTATGTTATATTCAATTTATAAACAACAATAGGAAGGTTAAGCAATGAATAAAAAAATAGAACAATTAACTGACAGAATAGCTAAAGAATTATGTTGGAAAGAAGTAGATTGGGTTAATGAAATTAATGAGCATAAACTTTTATATTATAAAACTTATTTTAATTTAGTTGATCAATTTGGATTTGATAAGTTTAAAAAATTAATTTTATTTAAAATTGAAAAAACAAGAAAAAATTATCAATCATGATTAAAAAAATAATTAACTTTTTAGATTATGCAATATTCTTTGTATTAATGATCTATTTATTTTGTGGCGGTTTGAAATATACTATTGACATATTATCTAAAATGGCTATACAATAACAACAACTAACAAGGGGAAAAAATGAAAACAAATAAAGTAATATATAAAATGGCAACAGAGAACACTGGTGTTCACATGTGTGATAGTGGTGGTGATAATGGTCGACATTGGCAACGTAATCAAAAAAAGACAATGAAAGATTTTGAGCAAGAACCATATACAACTAATGATGATGGTATTATAACTAAATCTTTATTTCATCACTTAAATGAAAGCTTAGAATATTTGCCTGAACAAACTAATATGTTTAATGCTTGGGTTAAATCTAATAAATATGACTGGATAAAAAATCCTGAAGGTCGAAGTCATATTATTTCAGATGTTCAGGAGTTTATGGATCAATATATATATCCTGAAAGCAAAGCAGAATGCACATACACCTATAATTTTGATAATTGTTTATCACAAAATATTCAATGGATTTCAAGCGGGGATTTATATGAGAATAATATTATAGCTTTGTGCATTCATAATGGAGCAGATGCAAGGGGTGGGATGACCGATTATAAATTCTTTAAGATTGATCCAGATATGTTTTATATGATTGATGAAGAATGCTACAAAGAAGAAGAAGTAGCATAAATGATTGACAATAACATATCCAAAATGTATATTAACAATAAACTAACAAAGGGAAAAATATGATTACATTTAAACAATGGAAAGATAATTATATAAACATCATCAATAAAGCTAGTAAGCGATTAGGATATAACGCCTCGGATTTAAACCCTTGGTTCTATATCGTATATGATCACTTACATAAATCAAACGCTAATAGTTTAAAAGAGTTTAAGCAACAACTAAAACAGGGGAGAAAATAAAATGAAAACAGAAAATAAAACAAAAGAATATTGTTGTGAAATAAATTTAAAATTTTGTGGCAATAATTTTGAGGCAGATACAAAAGAAGAATATATTAAAAAAGTAAAGCAATGTTTTATTGAAGAGTTTGGAATTGCTTTGCAAGATTATGAAATAACAAAAATACAGGGGGAATAAATGAGTAAAAAATATCTAGTAAAATTTAACTGTATTATTGGAGAGTATGAGCATTTAAGTTCATATGTTTTTTATAAAAAAATGTCAGAATATCAATACTGTAAAAAA